TCAGAATTCAAAGTCCTAGCACACCCAGGACATGCTGCATTGCAATCACTTGTAATTTCTAGTTCAATTTTCATAATGTGCGTGTTTTATAAATATATTTATGTTTACCTTTTTCAGCAAAGATCCATTAAAGAAATATGGATCAAACTTTTGTGCTGCACCTTTTACAAGTTTGTATGAAGGCCAGTTTAACCGCATAAGCACCTGTTGTGCTACAATGGATGCAATAGGTTACAATAATAATATAACACCTTTTGAGGACATTGTCAATAGTGAAGCAGCAAAAGAAATAAGACGAGATTTTTTACAAAACCGTTTTCCAGAACAATGCAATAGTTGTTCACGCATGGAATCAATGACTGGACAGATATCTCCTGTAAGACAACAAGTAAATGAATACGGTGCTGAACAAATAAACAAGGCTATAAAAAATACCTCAAAAGACGGAACTCTGAAAACTCAAACACCAACTTGGCTTGATTTACTTTGGACAAATAAATGTAATTTTGCATGTATGGGATGCAACAGCACACTAAGTAGCACAATAGCACAAAACTATAACGAAGCATATGAAGTTGTAAGAGACTTGAAACCAGGTAGTATGCCTACAGAAGAATGGCAAAATTATAACGATAAAAAAATAGATTATATATTAAAGCATCAAGACACAATAAATCGTATACATCTTAACGGCGGAGAACCTTTTATGCAAGAAGGTGTATATGAATTATTAGATGTATTACTAAAACACAAATTAAACAAAAAAATAAAAATATGGGCACACACTAACGGTAGTGTCACTACCTACAAAGGTGTAAACATTATAGAAAAATATCTTATACATTGGAAGGATAATTGTAATATAATAATGAGTCACGATTGTCATGGTGACAGAGGTGAGTATATTAGATTTGGGTTAAAACAAAAGAAATGGTTAAACACATACAAAAGATTGCACGAAACTGGAATACAAATAGACATACAAACTTGCTATAGTGTTTTTAATGCGCTAGTGCTTGATGATTTGTATACATGGTATCTCGATAATGTAAAAATCAAAAATAATATCAGTATAAATCCGTGGCAGGATCCAGCACCTTTTACAGCAGATTTTTTACAAATAGATGAAGAACTACATAGCAAGGCAAATATACAATTGGAAAAACTTGACAAATATAAATTTCAAGGATGGAATATACAAATGTTAAAAGGTTATCTCAACGCACCAACAAAAAGATTACCTAAACGCAAAAGACTATTTGTTAAAAGCATTGATAAATTTGATAAGCTAAGAAATACAAACTTCAGTAAGACATTTCCTGAATTACAAAAATTACTTGAATTGTGATGCAAACGGATCAAATTCTTTACCACACTTCATACTACAAACTTTCAATTTGCCGTCTGCACAACTAGGCTTATTCCAACTGTTTTCAATATTGTTAAAAATACCTGTGTCAAACACTGCACGTAATCCGTGTGTCTTAGCACTGATTGCATCTTTGCCTCCTACATTATCAATAAAGTCCCACACTTGTTCTACTTTAGGATCTTTGTGCCACCATTTATACATACGACCAGCAGTCCAGCAACAAGGCATAGCAAGTCCTTCAGCTGTAATAAACAAACCACCTTCGTCTTTTACTTTACAATGTATTTCTGCACGATCATAATATTCATCCATACTACCATGTTTTTCTTTTACTTTGTCAAATTCTTTAATAGCAGAGTTTTGATACTTTTCATCAGGCTTTGTCAATTTCTGTGTTTTTTCACCTTTGCGATTTACTGCTTGGTGTTGCTCTTTTTTCTCACTGCGAGCACTGACAAATCTTCCTGTTTTCTTTTTCATAAACTTTTCACATCCCCAGGCGTTTGCTAATGCTTCTGCTTCTTCAACTTGATGTTGATTGTGTTCAAAGATTAAAAAGTCCCAACGAGCTCTGCCACCAGCATCTATAAACGCTCGCATGTTGCGTTCTACATTATCCCAGACAACACCCTGCCTGTATAGATGATTAGTATCGGCAAGACCGTCCACACTAAAAATAACAGCACCCATCCTGCCATAGACTTTGGCCAGTTCTCTCCACCATTCAACATTCTTTGCTCCTGCGTTTGTATTCATAGAAAGCCACATATCTTTGTTATGCTCTCTGAAGTATTTAAATATTTCTAGTGTATCACGTGCTACAATAGGATCACCCAAGTTACCACACATATACATTGTTTTCAACTGTGCTATAAAGTTTGGTTCAAAGATACGTTTACAATCTTCTAGTGTAAGTTCACTAAGATCAATGTGCGGATTTACTGCACCGCCATTTTGATTCCTATCACACATAGGACAACTTGCTTGACAATTTTGTGTGTTTTCTAAATGAATAACACGTATATCTTCATATCTATACATTTTCGATATCAAACTCCTTTAAGTTTTCACGCAATTCATTAACAGATCTTTCTTTTTTATATAGTTCTCTATTATGTTTTAAATGAGGCTGGAGTTTTTTATGTATTTTTTTGAGATTTTTATTTTTTAACACTTGTAAATTATCTACAATAATTTTAATTTTATCATCTAAAGACATATCTTTATCATAATCTTCATTCCAATATTCTTTAAATGTTTTATAACCTCTTGCTTGTAAATCACGCAACATTCCTGGATTTCCTAAAACGATAAAAGGCATTCCTAATGCTATAGGTTTATATATTTTTTCTGTAAAAAATAAATTATTAGAATCTACATTTGTTTCAACAACCAACCACAAAAAACTTTGCACACAACATCTATATGGAATTAATTGTGTCCTTTTTGCTATAGATTTATTAGTTGTAGAATCTAAAATATCCCATTTGATTTTATCAATTTGTGTTTTATTATTTTTTTTGTATTTCCAAAATTCATCATATACATCATGAAAAGTATTGTATCCTAAAGTGTGCAAATTATTTTCAATTAATGCATCTAACATTTTGCATCTATGGTATCTTGCTGCATTATTAAGATTTATATACAGCTTTTTATTTGTAAAAGATATGTTATTTTCCAATTCATTTACCATATGCAAACCTGTATCTGAATACACTCCATCTTTATACAATTTATTTGGATTTATTCCAATAATATTACAATTATTTTGTTTTTTTAGTTTACTAACACTTTCTATAAAATGTTTTGAACTTTCATACGGATCGACTATTGCTATAGTAGCGTGTTTTAATAATCCTTTATAATCTGCAATAAAATTATTTACATGTATTATGAAATCATTTGCAGAATACGGTAATTCACATTCATGAACATACCAAATTGGAATGATATATTTGTTATGCTTATCAAAATCAATTGTTGTTTCAATTTTATCTGCACTAGCCCAAAAATTAAAAACTTCGTGAGAATATCTATCTAATGTAACATGATTATTAATTAATTCATCTACATTTAGACTTTTTTGAGTAGGACTCAAATTATACTGCCTGCTATCAAAAATTTTAAATATTATCATACACTAATTTTATTTCTTTACCAGGACCAACTTTGCTTGGCAAATCTCCGTATTGTTCTACATACCAATCAATTACTGCACAATACCAATTTTGACTATTATGGTGTGCTTTTTTGTTAAACTGCCAAATATTATCATTTGTTGCTTGCATAGTGCTTAAAGCTCTAGCACTTTCTAATTGTAGTTGTCTTAATGAAAAATTACTTAAATCCAATTCTCATAAACCTTTTGTATTGGCCTAGATCGAGTTCGCCGCTATATAATTCAGTCTCCATAGGAGTTTGTTCTGCAAAACTATCCAAGTCTTTGTGTGTATTTACATGTTCTTCTATTTCTTCATAATCATTACATTGCAATACAACTAATCTACCTGTGGGAATTTTTCCATACCATTTGTCAAAGTTATCTATATGTTCACAACTTGTGTTTATAATTGTATCGGGTATATCCCATAAAACTTCAAAGTCTCCATCACCTTTTGAAACAACATAACTATGTTCCTCAAAATTAATATCGTGTATATCTTGTATTACAGGTTTAAATTGCCAATCGTCTACAACATAAGGTTTATTAAAAGTTTCTGCAATAAATTCAGTTGATTCATCAATATCAAAACTCCTTATTTTATCAAGATGTAATTTAGATTCAAATAACATTATTGCAAGTGTTCCATACCAGCCTGCACATAAAAATACTACGCCAAGATCCACACTTATTTTTTCAAGTTCTTGAACTAGCCAAAGTTTACTTTGTAACTGTCCTCTACTTAAACAATCTTCATCAAATTCAATATTTTCAATATACATATATCGTAGTGCTTCAACAAACTGACTTGGATTATATTCACGTAATATAGGATACAAAGCCCATTGGTTGTCTGTCAAAACTAATTTTCTTAAATCTTCATTATCTAATAAACGGAAAATACTATGTAGGTTATCTTCGCAAACTGCTTTTTTTAGTTCTTCAAATCTCGGAGGTAACATTCTAAAAATGCTGTGTAAATTTTGTTCTACTACTGCCTTTCTAAAATCTTCTACAGTTCCTACAACTTTTGTATCTGCTGTCAATCTAAAAATACTGTGTATATTTTTTTCTAATACCGCTTTGCGTAATTCTTCATCAGCATTACATAATTTAAAAATACTATATAAATCTCTATCAATGTATGCTCTGCGTAGATCGGAATAACGTTCGTCATTTGGATAAAGCAGTTCAAACCTATCTAATAATTTATATGTTTCCATCAAACTGTTCCTTTAACCAATCAAAGTCATTTATCTTTTTTAGTGCTTGTATATCGCCTTTATTTCTTGCACCATACAAAGCACCAGCTTTTGCACCGCTAATTGCAAATTCACCAAAAGGTTTGTTCCTTCCTACACTGCACCAAATTTTTAAACGTTGGTCAGTTTCACCATCTTTTTGTCTATCAATTGTTTTACTACTTAACTTACAGCATTCTCTAAATGCACTTTTCCAAGTTTCAAATTCGCCTGTGTTGAATCCTGTGATATTACTAATTTTTTTAACAGCAACAAACTTGTCACTAATACTTGTTGTCATATCCGGTTTGCTAATGTCCATGTTTATAGTTGCTTCTCTTGGAAATAGTTTTACACCACCATAACCATAGACTAAACCGTTGATAGGATTTTTACTTCGCCATACATGCACATGCGAGTGTTGCCATGCAGGAACTTGATAATCAAATTCAAAATCATCAACTATAGTAGCATCGCCGTCAACTATCCATATCATAGGTGTATCGCACAATTTTGCTGCTTCAATATGTGCTTGATGTATTCCTTTTACACCATGCACACGTTTTGCATGTGGTGCTTTCTTTTTTAAGTTTTCGTAATTTTCATCAGCATCGGGCTCTTGATAACTTATAAACACAACATCATATGGCTTAGGCGTGCTTGCTAATATGTCATGTTCCTTTTTGCCAGCTACAAACTTAAATGTCCATTCTCTTTCACTGATTTTTAAATGCTTACTACAAAGCATTACACCATCATTATATTCGCCATTCAATAACATATGATTTATATGTCTATCATAGTGATTATGGTGTGTAAAATAGATATCAAAATCAAACTCAGGATGGATATCTACTGTGCTTGGAACAACATAAAATAAATCAAACTGTGATTTTTGTAAAGCATCAACATATTCTTGATATGTGTTAGCATAAAAAATTTCATACTTTGCAGGAACACTTGCAACAACTTCAACTTTTTTATGTGCAACATAAAATCTATTTTTTGTTTCATTCAAAGAATGATTGTGTGTTTTTGGGATTAATGCAATACCATCATATCGGTCTTTGTTTAAAAAAACATGAGTAACATCTTTACTCCAATCATCTGGAGTAAAGCTAAAATCAAAATCTTCCACTATTTCTGTGTCTGGATACACAGTCCAAAATAATTTTGTTAAACTTGTTTTTGTAGCTTGTTCTACACTGTTTGTGCATTTTGCAGTAGGAAATTTTTCTTTAAAACTGTGCCATTGCACATCAGATTTAGATACAACATAGAATATATCATACATACAGTAATTATACTAAATTAGGTTATGGTTGTCAAGAATAGAATTCTGATAAATACTTTACACAAGGAGTTCCTATGGCAGATTTTATACCCGGCGAAAGTTACAGATTAGATGTAGTTGGTGCTGACGGCGATGTCTTAGTAGACAGCTGGACAAGCCAACTAAAAGCAAGTGTCGTATCAAAAGCAGGCGCTTTACAAGTAGATGTTGATACTGGAAAGATTTTTGGTCCATTAATTGGCGACATTGAAGATGTTGATGGCACATTAATTTTTGATGCAAATTTAAATGTATTTAAGACAAATCTTGTTGGTGAAGTAAGAGATAGAGCCGGAAATGTCATAGTAGACGCTGAAGCTGCCTTGGTAACTGCTGATTTAGAAGGTGATATTTTAGATGCCTTTGGTTCAAGTATTGTAAATTCAACTGACAGACGTATCGATGCCGATGCAATATATGGAACATTTTATGGTGACTTGATTGGTAGTGTGACAAGTGATACTACGCTGTTTGGTGCTTTTAGTGGCGATTTCAACGGTAGTCACTATGGAGATTTTTACGGAGATATAACTGGTAATGTCACAGGTTCAATTACCGGTGATGTTATAGGAAACATGACAGGTGTTGTTACAGGTAGCCTTATCGGTGAAGTAATGGCAGACGAGACAACGTCATTAATGAGTCCACCTGATGAGAACCACAATCAACACAATTGGCTAGGTGGTATAGCACACACAGTAATGCCGCCAGAGGATGCAATCGCTAAAGGACCGATTGTTGTGTTAGGAGATGACAGAACAGAAAGTGCGCTTAGAGGACATGTTCAACACTATGACGGGCGTCCTATAGTAACAGCTGATATTATTGGTAATGCACCTTGGGTAGCTGAACATTTTGGAAAATTTAGAGGTGAACTTTATTCAGCTGATGATAACAGTATAATAAGTTACAATCAAGGCAGCGGCCAAGTTTATGTAAATTCATATGGTATTTTAACATTTGAAGCAAATGATGCTGCAAGCGATATAGAATTTATGAGCCAATCTATAACATTTAATGTTAAAGGTCCACAAACTGTAAGAAGTTTTAATGGAACATGGCATAACAAATCAGCACTACTGCCAGACGATTGTGTATTACAATTTGATGCAGAAGGTTTTGACGGAAACGGTTGGAGACAAGCAGGTGGCTTTGGTATCTACGTTGCAGACGAACCTATCAACAATACCGCATACAATGCTTATTTTGGAGTTGCTCTGTCCGACGGAGTTAACGGCCCGGCAGCAAATGAAAACAAAGGTTTGATATTTGATAGCGCAGGTGTGCTAAGAACACCAATAGCCAAAGTAGGAAGCCATACATATGCACAACGTGACAGTATGTCGGCAGAAGCAGGTATGATAATTTTCAATAGTAGCAGTAATAAATTTGAAGGTTACAACGGTAGTGCTTGGGTAGTGCTAGGCTAAGTTTTAATTAATCTTATTATCCATGCAGGAGGATCAAGTTCCCACCAACGTTCTTGATTATTCCATGCTTTACTGTTTGCATGATGATTGTTATGCCAACCTTCTCCAAGTGTAATTAAACTGGCTATCCAACTGTTTTTACTTTCATCGTCAATGTAATGATTTTTATATCCATGTATATGAGCAATAACAATAATTGCACTTGTGCTGTGTAAAACTAACACAGTTGGTATTGCATAACCAAATATGATCAGTAACGGATCAATAACAGCAAGTAACGCAACATATACAATATTAATAATAAAATAATATTTGTGAGTAAATTTATAAAACGGAAGTTTACGTATATCTTTTATATATTTTGGATTAATTATTTGTATATTCCAAAAACCAAACCATGCTTTTACCCAGCCAAGTATATGGGGACTATGCACATCTTTTTCAGTATCAGCATGTCCGTGATGTTGTCTATGTATAGCAGTCCATGCAAGTGGACTGCCTATCATTGTAATACATCCAATCAAGCCTAATATGTATTCAAGCCATTTATAAGTTGTAAAACTCCTATGACTTATTAATCTATGATATCCAATGTTTATTCCTAACACACCTATTACCCAATAAATTAAAACACTATAGAGCAAATAAATGGGTGAAATATCATAAAATATAATCAAACTTAAACCAATCAATAATAATATATGGTTAAGTATTTGTGTAGATCGAACTAATGTATTGTGCATTGTATCTCCATTATACACTATTTAATCAAAAATGTCAATGTGGAAGCTAGAAATATACAACGGAGAACAAGACTTGGAACAATGGTTTCAAGATGCTGCTGCCAAGAATTATCATAATAACAGCAGCAAAGAAATGTTATTTGACCGTTTGCAAACAGAAAAAAATACAACACTATTTTTACTTTATAATAACGATAGAATAGTTGGTAATTTTGTCACACATAAATTACATAGCTTAGGTATACTTGGTGCAAATGCACATCGTATAGCAGCCAGGATGTGTGTTATAAATGATTATATACAAGGACCAAGAAAAATCTTTGGTATGCGTAGCATGAATAAAAATAATTGTCATGATCATATTAATCATCAATTTTTATATGCTGTTGGTATTCGTTACTTAGGTTTAAACACACCTATGTATGTAAGCAGTCATCCAAGTGCAGTTGGTAGCCAAAAAATAGTTCATAACAAATATTGTCCAAAACTAAAAGAATTTGGATTGCTACAAGAGCCTATTGAATTGGAATATAGGAATCACTTTCAATTTTTCTGGAAGCTCGATACTGAAAAATGGTGGGATACATTTGTAGAACAACAATGGCCCGAAAGCAAAGATTGCTTAGATGTATTCTTTGCACAGCTCAAAGAAGTCTGACATTTCTGGAAACACTTGCTCGTGATTAACTCCACGTCTACGTCCTTGCTCTTCAAAGAAATTATGAAAATCTCTACGTCCTTGTATAACTTTCTCTAATGGATATTCTGTTGTATCCATGTAATCAACAACACGTCTAAACTTTTCATATTCAATAGTGCTAAATGCATCTTTGCGATTGTCATCTACATTTTCTTTTATAAACTGCAAATGGTCACGCATATAGCTCATGTAATGTTTAGGTAGGATATTAATATCATATTGCAGAGGTTCTTTTAGATGTGGTGTATCAAACCCTAAACGCTGCCATCTATGTGTTTCTACATCATTGTATTTTTTGCGCCATTCTAATATTTTTTCTAGTAGTGTGCGGAATGTTGTTACACTAAATATGTTAAACGTAATCATCAACACCATAGGTGCTTCACAGTTGCGCATAAAATAATCCAAGTTACGTTCAAACACCTCAATGTCTAATCCGTCTCGTATGTATTCTGCACGTTTGCCCCAAGTATCAATACTTGTAAACATTTTAAAGCGTCTGATCTTGTTGTTTGTTAACAAGTCATTTACACGGTTTGTAAACTTTTCTAACTGCTTTGGTTTGCCACCTAAGTTGCTGTTACAGTTTAGTTCTAGTTCTGGTTTAGGATCTGCATCCAACATGTCAAACAGTTTGTATGTGCTTTTTTGTATTGTAGGCTCGCCGCCTGTAATACGCAGAATGTGTAACTCTTTACTAAGCTCGGGCCACCAACGCCAAAATGCATCTAAATACGGATTGTTTTGTTCTTCGAATATTTTAAACCAGTCAATATCACATCTATGATTCTTTACGTTTGTGTAAGGACCGTGTTGCTTGATCTCTTGATGATATCTGCTGCTGGCTTTTGGATGACAGTATCCACAACGGAAGTTGCACTCGTTGCCAAAAGAAACTTCCAAGTATTCTGGATTAACATCAAACTCTGCGCCGCCTTCTTTTACAGCGTTTAGTCTATGTTTAAAATAAATTGTTTGATTACGCTGTTTTCTATCACTGACATAATCTTTGCCAAGTGCTTCAATCTTCCAGCAATAATTACAACCAGCAGGCTGTTCGCCGCGCATCATTGCAGCACGTTCTTGTTTCTTTTGTGCTGTGTTGTGTATTGCACTTGGATTTTCTAGTAAGGGTGCTGTATCAATCTTATGGGGAGCAGGATGATAACAACTATGTGTTTCACCTGTTTGAAAATATATGTTGGCATGATACCATTTTGCAAAACAAAACGTTGGCGATATTTCTTGTGTAATACCATCAATGCGTTTTATTTCTTCGCTTTCGCTACGCTCCATTAAGTCTCTCTATCTAAGAAATGTTTACTGTTATCTCTATCAGGATTTTGATACACAGTTTTAAAGAATATACTTTGTTTAGCATCAAGAGGATCAATTGCAATAGGTAAATCGAGTTCTTCTAAAAGTTTTTCGCCTAAGAATGTTGTTTCAAGTTCCATGCCTTCTTCTGACATATCCTTACTTTCCCAATATTCATTTAGCCAATCAAAATCACGCACATTTACAAAATCCCAATCGCTACACATTGTCTTATGCAAGCCTTCTCTTGCACCATATATAGCCCATCTACCATTTTCAATATCAGCACCAATCATTAACCAAACATACAACCTATGCAAATTTTTCCAATGATTTTTGTTAAATTGTTCTGTTGTTACACGCATACCTCTGTCAAGTGCCATCTTAACACCTTCACGAAAACCTGCACGCCATGCTTGCTGCGGTGTTGCATTATTATGTATTTTACTAAACGTGCCGTTCATTTGAACATATTCTGTATCCCAACAAAAATCAACTTGTGCATGTGGATTTTTTGGATCTGCATTTTCATGTGTTTTCATATTTAACACATGATCTTTAGGCCAACATTTTACGCCGCCGTTACCGTAACGTAAATTATTAATAATATTTTCTGCTGTCCAACTAATAACTTTGTTTGTTAAATCAACATTTTTGTCAAAGTTGATTACTTGTGTTAAAAAATCATCTGATATAACATTATCACCATCAATGGTAATAAATCTATCTGTATCACTTAATTCAGCACAAGCCTTGTGAGCACTGTCACTGCCTTTTACTCCATGCACACGTTTTGCCCATGGAACTTTACTACACAAATCTGCATAGTTTTTTTCTGCATTTGGCTCGTCGTAAGACAAATACACAATATCATAATCAACTACACGAAACGTATTAGCCATTAATTACCTCGTAAGAATATGTAGAAAACTTCCTTACAGTATATATTGACAAATCAAGGTTGTCAACTTCAAAATCCAGTTCAAAAGGCACTATATATTCATTGTCAACTTTTTGAAAACGCAGCAATCTGTATAAAATGTTTGGGTCATACTTTTTTGTTACGCTGTAAAATTGCATAGTAGGATCAATATTTGCATTTAGCACATCATCGCTTAATACCAGTCTCCAGCATTTTTTAATTTTATCTTGTTGTATTGTAGCGTCTGCGTCTTCATCATTTTTTATTTCATGTAAAAAATGATCCTTGAGTGATTCGTTTTGCAAATCAGATACGTGTTTAAGTAGGTTTTTCTTTTCTAAAAAATCCCATTCTACAATGTAGGATGCTAACGATTCTTTACCTGTCATTAAAGGTTTAACTTTTTCAAAAGGCATTTCAATTGCTAACTGTGACTCATCTCTTGTAGGACTTATTTTTGTAATTTTACCTTCATTATCATAATGAACAAATCTATTTGTTACTAATTGTATATCCATATCAAAGTCCTAAGTGTTGCTCATAAATTGTCATTATGTGATTATTCAAAAAATCTTTTTCTGTATAATGGAAAATGCCATTTTGTTTATAGTTGCCAATTTTAAGTTGTAAATCTATGTCCATATATACACCAACTCTATCTTGCCATCTATCAGCAAAATTATTGCTCCAGTTTTGTATTTTAGGTTTCATGTGAACAAAACTTGGATACAAAACTTTAGGGTTAGTGATAGCATTTTCAATACCCATTATTTTTGCTGCTATTGCTGCACTCAAATCCATACTACAAACTTTTTGATAAGTTTTGCCTCCAGCAAATTCTTTGTAAAATTTCTGCCAATTGTTTGTGATCATTTCTAACCAAGTATAAAATTCGTGTGCTTGATCAGATTTTTTAAACCAATGAAATCCACTATATAAGTTTGGTAAATTATACTTTGTAAAGGCTTTTCTATAGAAATTTTTAGATACTACTTCTCCTCTGTATGTTAACACATTACTAGTGTAAAACAAATCATAATTGCGTAAAAAGTCAAACCAACTGCTAATATCTTGAAGTATTAGCATATCAGTGTCAATTACTACAGTTTCTTCATAAGGTATAGCATGATATATTTTCCAACGATTGCTAATTTTCCAATCTTCTTCTTCCGCATGATCTCCCCACGGTATTTCTACAATATGATCAAATAAATTCTTATAACGTGTAGGAACAGGATCATTTGTTATCAAACAAATACTTGCGGTGTTGTTTGTTGCATGAATACTCATTGCAGCAAGACATGCTTGTCTTACATAATCAAAGTCACCATTTTGAGCAAGCATTGTAAAATTATTGGTTGTCAATAACTCTCTCCAAACTAAATTTATTCATTACATGCAAATTCATATTATTAAATTTTGCCAAAGTATATTCTCCAAGTCTTTGTGACTTTTCCACTAAAACTTTTATTTCTGTGTCAACAATACTATGTAAAACATCTTTATCTATTGTATAGTAGTGTTTGCCTGGTAAACTTGTTACAAAATTACCTTTTTGATATCCATTCATTATATGAGCAGCAATGCTAAAAGCAAAATCATTTCTATAAACGTTGCTTTTGAATTGATACACGCTTCTGTAATGCATATAATTTTCTTGTATGTGCTTTATAAGATTAAAATATATTTCGTTTACTTTTGTTTTTCTAAAAAATACTACTGTTGCCCAATAAAAATCTACACTTGTATCACTAATTTTGTCAAACTCAGGAGTGCCGCTGTGTATACCTAAATGCACTGCATCTTTGTATAGACACAAATCATTTTGTTGTTCAAAACAGTTGTTTAAAATATCACTAGAAACAATATAGTCTGTATCCATAACTAAAGTTTCATCGTATGGACTTAAAAAATATGCATCAGCTCTGTTGCCGTTGTTAAAATTTAAAACTCTATTTGATAGTGTGCCATCGTGATATCGTTTGTTTGCATAACTGTGTTTTAAATTATTCACTTGAATAATTTCATCAAACACTTCAACAGTGTCAGGATATTTGCTTTGTATGTCAATATCAGTAACAATAGAAGTAGGCAAACCCATATACTTTTTAATTCTTTTTGCAAGAAAATTAGCTTGCTTTACATAGTTTATTTTTGAATTATTACTGGCAAATAAAACTACACCTTTACTCATATATCCATAATACTTTCAACTGATCTATTTTTCTTTAATTTATTGTATTCCGTAAAATACACATTACTTGCTTCAAAATATTTAGAAATAATCGCACTTGTAAAATCATCTAAGTCTACAATTTGTATAGGAATGTTGTTGTCATCAACTAGAACAGCTTCTTCTTGTTCACGTGAAATTAAACTTTGGCAAAAACTTATCAATTGTTGTGTAACTGAAAACTGCCCACCATTGTAATAATAAATTAGATTTTCAGCATATTGCTCTTTTAACAATCTTTTTTGATTGTTTAATGTAACCATGTAGTTACTAATATCTAATGCTTTTGTTAAACGTTCATCCATAGGTATTCTCCATTAGAACTATAGTATATAATAAATTTTTTGGAAAGTCAACACATTACTGATTAAACAAGTGACGAAGTTACAGATCCTGTTGGGGCTGCTTGAGTCACTGCTGCATAAGTTGTGCTATCGTATACAAATGTGCTACTTGGAGTATATGTGTAGATATTGCTTGTCGCTACACCTCCTACATTTTCGTCAATACCGCCGACATCCGGTTCAGACGGATAACCTTGCTGTCCGCCAGTCCCTGGATCAGCATCATCAAATTGAACTTCAAATATTAATTTAGTTGCAGAAGAAAATGTAGTATTTGTGCTGGCATAAATTTTGTATGCGTTATCGTCGTATATTGTTGTTCCACCAGCATCACCAGGACTTGGATTACCTGTTGTAACACCACCTTGTTTTTCAAAAATTAATGTGCTTGGTGCTGCACCAGTGCTTATACTTGATAGTAAACTTCCTGTTCCACTTCCGCTAAGGCTTTCTGTTCTAAAATTGCCAGCTACTCTGCCAAATCTTATTGTTCCCATAGATGATAAAATTTGTGCCCAGTCCCAATCTTTTGTGTTTGCAGTAGAACTTGTTCCGCCTGTCAAACTAGCATCAAAACGTATTTCACCACCTGCACTTAAAAAATACAATAGTGCATTATGATTTAAAAAACTTACTTCAACTCTGTGTGTAATAGTGTCAGGAGATCCTCCCCAGGGATTAGTAGCACCGTTCCTTGAACTACTACAACTGATACCCCCTGAAGTTCTGAGTAAAGCAGTTGTAAAACTTGATGAATCAAAATCTGTAGATGCGTGGTTGAAAGCGTTTACCGCAGTAGCAATGTCTCGCAAATCATTGTTAGGACCACTAACATCATCGTAATGATCCCAGTCTATAAGATCTCTACTGGCATAATCTGCATCGTTTGGATAAGTTAACTTTCCTTCAAAAGAAGTAGGTTGAATACCGGAATACTGAGATCCGAATTGATGAACATGCGCTGCTTGCAAATCTAACCACAGATCCAAATGTTGTTGTTCAGTTACATAATCGCTAACACCAGGTGTGCTTCCACCTACTACTAAATTACTTGTGAAGTTTCTACCATAGCCACTTGAAGTAGTGCTTGTTGTCAAACCGTGTTCGTTCCAAGTATTAAAATCTCCGAGTTTGGCTGCAATACTTCCTCTAGTGTTGTTATACTCTAATGCTGTAATTGGTAAGCCGTGACCTGCCATTTGAACTCCTTATCAATATGTATTTATTATACATATACTTTTCATTTTGTCAATCAAAGACCGGTTATTAGAGAATATGCAGGAGCAGGATTGTTAACGTATGTTGTGCTATCAGCTCTCAAATGACTTATGCTACTTGTGAGTGTTCCATTTACTCTTTCATCTGCGCCGCCAGCACCATTTGCATCATCAGCAAATGTAAGTAAAAATCTTATTTGACTACTAGTTTCTTCTTTTGCTTGAATAGTATATTCATTATCAACATATGCAGCACTACCAGTTTTTGTGTAAATTGTTTGATATGAGGTGGTTAGATCTAAGTTACCAATTGCACTACCTACACCTGCACCTGTTACTGTATCATCTGATACATCGTCAGCAGTTCCAGACAAATTATAACTATCTGTTGTATCGTAATTAAATTTTACAGTTTGCATAGAATTTAACATTGATTGCCAATCTACAGTTTTTTGATAATCTGGATCACTTGCAGACAAGGAATGTGTTAAACTTGCACTAAAACGAATTTCTCCACCTGCGTTAAAAAACCCTCTACGAGCATTTGCTGTGCCAAAATCAACAATAAATTCATGTATAACACTTTGAGGCAATGCACTGCCACCCCATACAGTTGATCTTGTGCTATTAGCACCCGAAGCTTCGACACTTGCATAGTTAAAATTGATATCAAATCTGTTTGTTTCAATAGCAGTCAAGACACTTTCATACTCGGCATATAAGTCGTCCCAAACTAAGGCAGTATCACTTCCTATTGTTCTTGTCTCAACATCAGTCCCTATCAATCCACCAGGTAAACTACCAGTTTGATGAACATAAATTTTAGTATAATCTGATGCAAGGTATTGTAAATCTTCGGCAGTAACAGTATTGCCTACTGCTACAGGATTACTAGTTACGGTGTTATTATATCCTTTATCTCCGCTACCTATACCTAACAATGCTGAAATTCTACCTTGTAAGGTATTGTATCTTGCGGCTCCAATAATATCACCTACTGCCATGACTCTTCCTTAATTAACTACGTATATTTATGTTTTTAACACACACTCGACAAGTTTTTCCTCTGCACTAGTATTTGTTTCAAGAGCTATACCAACTAGTGCTCTAGTGGCTGTTACAGTAGCAACACCATCTTGCCATGCATATACTGCTTGACCTTTAGCTACTGGTTCTTTAACTCTTACTGGAACACGACCTTTTAGTGCTATTGCTTGTCCATCAATATCCGAGTTCATCAAATAGGCTGGATTTTCACTAATTACACCTACAGCAATATCTGAGCTTTTTGCTGGTATTGCTTCGGCAGTGGTTTTTGGACCGCCGATTGTCATTACTGTGCCTACTGGATGTTCTTCAGCAGTTGTGTATTTTTCTGCTAAGTCTGCATAACGTGCTTGTGTTGCTGTTCCTGAAAATAACCTTGCTGCAATATCACCGTTTGAATCTCTGGCTGCAATAGTATTTGCAGTTGCTAGTGTTGTTGCAGTTCTTGCTGTGCCTGCAACATCAAGTGCAGCAGCAGAAGTTGCTTCACCGTTGAAAGTGTCTGCCCAAACATTTGAAAATTTAAGTGCTGAACTACCAATATTGTAAAGAGCAGTAGTTTCAGGAAAAATACCTGTGTTTGTAGCATCTACATTTCTTACACTGACAATATTTGCTGCGCCAACTCCACTACGTGTTGCGCCAAATAAAATTCTATCGCCAATTTGGTTTTGTATAACACCTATTGTATCTGAAGTAATACTTACTGATAAATCGTTGCTGTTTCCTACCGTAAATCCTACATCAGCAAAACGTGCAATACTTGTAAAGTTTGCTGTGGTTGCTGTTAAAAAATCGCTTGCAGGTTGTCCATTTAGTTTTAAAGCATCACTTGCTGTTCCCCAAATTACAGGTTCGCCTGTTGTTCCTGCACCAGTAGTAACACCTGTGCTACTATCTGTGTTAATTAAAGTAATACCTCTACGTATTAATGTAAATCCAGTTAAATCAGGAACGTCTGCTGGTTGTGTAGAACCTAATGTAAATTCTTGTGAACTAATGACATAAACAGGTGTATCGTTAATCAAAGCAACAATAATAGATTTATTAGCACTGAGGGTATCTACTACTGTTACACTTAACATCTGTGTTGTTCCGTCGCCAGCTGCTTGAGGTCCTACAAGTATAAATTCACCTGTGCCGTTTTTGGCATACAATTGGCTACTAGTTGTGTTATACCATAAATCGCCTTCGTTCAAACCTGCTGGTTCGGTTGATGCTACTTCTGCACCACCAGCATTTTTCCATGCTGCTCCTGTGTAAAATTTTAATTTTGCTGATCCTGAGTCATACCATACTTGTCCTGTAATTGCTTTTGCAGGCGCTGTTGTATTAGCAAAATGCTCTAGTAAATGCAAAAAGTTTTCGTTTTGCGCTTCTCCGTAACCACTGTAGTTTTTACCAATCAGTTTAATATCGGTAGTTTGGTCAACTGTGCCGTCTTCAACTACAACGAGTTGGTTACCGTTAAAAGTGTTAATTATGTATGCCATCTTCGCTCCTCGTGCTTACACTTATTTATCGTAATTATGGATATGCCACGGTCGACACCCAAACCCAATCACTTGCTTGCATCCTAAATTCAAGAATGTGTCTCGTGATACCAAATGTAATTGTTGTTGTAGGATCTGGACTTACAGCTACATCTGATATAACATTTACGTTTTGAACACCTGCACTATCAACAGCTAAGAAACTTTTTACAATATTGCTGTTTACATCAATAGGATCAGTAGTAGCTGTTGGTTGCTCTGAAATAATTCTTACAGTTGCATTTTCGGTAATTGCAGTAGTAGGTATCCATACAAGCAATAGAGCTTTTATAGCCCCTTCTAAATCACCAGCAGCACTAAATCCTGCTGCACCAAATCCTGTTGTGTTCATTGTGAGATATTGTGTTCTACCTAATATTTCCTCATCTACATAACCTTTGGTTGCTGCAAGGTCATCAGCAGATTCGTTGTTTACACTATAAGCAGCATTTAATGCACTTATAGGTTTCTTTACACCAGTAATGTTTCTATAATTTAATGATCCTGGATTAATTGCAATATCATTTAATACATTAAATGCTAAACCGTCTGCATTTGAACTTGTGATCACATTATTATCAATATTAATATCATCAACATTGATAGCTACCAATGTCCCGATACTTGTCAAGTTACTGTTTATAACACTAGGTCCTAAACCTGTTTTTGTTAAAACAACTTCGTCTTCAATTTTATATTTTCCAACTTGGTTGTCAATATTGATGTTTACTTCAGTTGTCCAGTTATGATTTTCGTTTCTGTATACCCAGTCAATACTTCCTGAAGTTGTGTTTATTACTATACCTGCACCATCAATATATTCGCTTGAACTGTCTACTAAAGAACTATCGTCTGGTGTAGCTAATTCTATAACTTTATCTGCAACTCTTAATGATGCAATTTCTTCATTAATCACTGTGCCAACTCTAAGGTCGCCATCAATCCTCATGTCACCTGTAACAATTAAGTTGCGTTTATCAGTTGTTGTTCCAATTACCACACCAGAACTTCTAGTATCGAGTCCGCCTGTAATAGTAGCATTAGGTGAATCGTTAAATATACCTAATCTTTGATTTGCGGTATCAAATTTAAAAGCACTATATGCAAGTGTGCCTGTGCCTTGTGTTTTTAACAATTGAAATTCTAAATCACTGTCAATACCTGTGTTATCAAAAAGTGTTTTAGTTCCTGACTTTTTAATGTTCAACCTATTGTCAGGCCCAATAAAAATACCATTTGTTCCTTTAAATGTTAGGGTGCCGTTTGCTACTCTATTACCTGCAGGATTAGAATCATCTAATGTGCTTAAAAAACTATCTTTGGTAAATTGGTCGCCTGTTTCAGAAACAAGTTTTTCTGCACTATCAGCTTTTCCATAAAAACTAAAATCTGAAAAACCTGAATTGATATTGAAACCTGTTTTAATATCTCCATAACCTGGTATTGCAGGAAATGGTGTAAATGTATTCTTTGACCAAATACCAACATTACTGCCATTAATAAACAATTTTACAACAATCTTGTTCTGACCTATTGTATCTTTTATTGTTTCAGTTTCTATACCTGATTTTGCTTGAGATTTTGTGTAACTTGGTCCTACAGGAATTAAGTCTGTGCCGTCAAAGAAGTATAATCTATTTTCAGCACCATTAATCCATATATCACCTTGGACTAAACTAGTAGGTTGTGTAGCAGAAAATATTGTGCTATCTGTGCTTCTAAAAGTTGTTCCGTCATAAACTTTTAATCTGCCTTCTCCGGTATCATACCACAGTTGTCCTCTAAGTGGTTTTGACGGTGCTGCTGTATTTGCAAATGATTCAAGAAGTGCAATAAAATTTTCATTTATACTTTCACCAAATCCTTGATAGTTTTTTCCTATCAAAGAAATATCTGTTGTGGTAGTATCAAGTTTACCATCTACAAGTTCTACAACTAATGATCCGTCTGTTTTGTTTAGTTTATATGCCATTATGAAGTTACTCCGTGGTAGATAATAAAGTTTATAGCAGCAAATGGTGGGGTAATATCAACTGCACTGTTAGCTGTTCCGTCTGTAATAGTTCCGCTATTTGCTAATCTGCTACCTGTTCCTCCGTCAATGCCACCACCAGATAAAGTTTCTGGAGCACTTGTGGTTGCATTGGTTACTGCATAAAATTGTTCGCCTGTGCTGCTTAATAAATCGTGTGTGTGATCAGGTAAGTTATCACTTACAAGTGTTACTTCATCATCACCTGTAACACCACCCATTGATTGTGTTGCTGTATTGCCAATCCTGTGAGCTGAACTTTGCCATGCTTGTAATGCACCACTATTTGCTACACTAGAACCAACTGGCATACGTCCTGTAAAATCTGGTATTCGGAAATAGTATTCGCCTGAACCAGAATATGGTGTTCCCCAATACCAAGTTGTAGAGTTAAATCTATCCCAACCTAAAGCATTTGCTAAGTTTTCATAATCAGCTATCAAATAATCACTACCGTCACAAATAAACCAACCTGTAGGTGCTGTCAATCCTGCCCACATCATTACAGTTCCGATTGGTAAAGAAGAAATTTGTGCAGTAATATCTGCTATTGTTGTTTTAAACACACCTAGTGTGCCAGTAGGATCAACAGTTACGTCATCTGCTGTTGGTCTGTATATGATCAATTCATCAGTGCTAATTAATCTTCCTAACTGCGCTGCCACATCTAATTTTGTGTTAATAAAATTGTCACCAATAGTTGTAGTAAATGTTTTACTACTGCCGCCAGTTTGTCCGTCAAATGTAAATGCAGATGCTGTAACATCTCCTACCATACTAAATGTTGTTGGACTAGTAAGTTTACTTGATGACCCTGTAACGTTTCCTGTAACATTACCTGTGACATTACCTTGTAAATTTCCATACACAGTATTTGCATATATACCTGAATATCTTTTTGACGTGCTACCAATTACACCTTGTCCGTTTGTATCCGGCTCTAATACAGTGCCTGCTGGATTAGTTTGAATAACAT